CCATTATAAAATGATAGACTTGATGATCTACCTGCAATATAACGGTCATATTCAAAAGTAGCCGCTACTTTTAATACATCTGATGCTCCATAAGAAATTGGAATACTTGATAGTGCAACAGGAAATAATCCTCTGAAATTATATTCAAATTCTACTCTATAATCTCTATCAAATTTTATAATTTTTGTTTGATCCGACTTGTATTCTACAGGATATTGCATCCTAATGAAATAATCATTTGAAAGTGGATTAGAAAATGATCCGCCAGATATATAATCCATCCAATGCTCCAATAACTTCAAGGTTTTATAATCACTATCGACATAAAACTCTAACCCAATATTAGTATATAATCTAGTATGTGCTATTTTTTCTTTTAGTCCAATGTAGGGTGATACTTCTGTGGTGGCAAATGAAGATGTTGGTAATGAAGCAGAAAAACACAATAATCCAAAATCTCCACTAGTAAAAAATGGAGTAATACCCTTTGCCCCCAAAAATGCAGATAATTTTGAAGGTAAACCGCCAAATTGAACTTGATAATGTGAAGTTTGTGCCACATTACCAAATAAATATTTCACACTAGATATACTTCTCGGTAATGCCAATCTAAATACCTGTAATAGACATTTTTGTTATAATTATTTAGATGTCATATAAAGGAAAATATCAACCATCATATCCACAAAAATATAAAGGAGATCCAACTAACATCATTTATAGATCTCTGTGGGAGAGAAAATTTTGTGTTTATTGTGATATGAATCAAAATATTTTAGAGTGGGGATCTGAGGAGATTGCACTTCCTTATAGATCTCCAATAGATGGAAAAATACATAGATATTTCCCAGATTTTTATATAAAAGTCAAAGAAAATACAGGAAATATACAAAAATATATCATAGAGATTAAACCAAAAAAACAAACAATAGAACCAAAAGTTCAAAAAAGAAAAACAAAAGGATATATTTTTGAAGTAACCGAATGGGCAAAAAATCAGGCAAAATGGAAGGTAGCACAAGAATTTTGTGAAGATAGACAATGGAAGTTTAAAGTTATCACAGAAGACGAATTAGGAATCAAATAATGGCGCTTACGGGATACGAAAAAGATAGTCTTGAAGAATATACATTAAATGAATTAAAAGAAATTGCAACAACATATTACATATCTCACCAGTACAACAAAACTGGTGCTACAAGTACAAATTATAGTAGATTAAATAAAGCACAATTAATTTACATAATTAGATATGATCCAGACTATCAAAGATCCAATCCAAATCTAAGATCAAATAAAAAACAAAATAAAAAAAATTCAAATAGAATAGCATCAATTAAAAGAGACTTAATTGGTATAGAAAGTCCAGATGAATTGATGAATATGATAATAAATCAATTACAAGATACTGAAAATACTTATCCATCGGCAGGTAAATATTATACCTACATATATTATGCCAAGACTAGAAATATTGTATATGATAGGTATCCACTGATACTTGCCTCAGAACCAATGGATTATGGATTTTATGGATTTAATTATCATTGGGGAAAAATAAGACAATATACTTTTCCCGAAGTTGCTAGTCCTTTTTATGAAGTGACCAATGATGAATTTAATACTCTTCGTTCTATTTCATACGCAAAGTTTATTACTAACTCATAATAAATAATTAAAAAAATGTCCATACTCAGATTTCCGAATAGAACAATTGGGAAAAATGATGATTACGTATTAATTAAAGTTCTATCTTATAAAGCAGGTGGGTTATCATCAAGTGGAGGGTTTGGATCTTTAAATACTGGATCTGGTGGATCAGTAAAGCAAACTATACTTCTACCAATGCCTCAAGCAGTAGCAGATTCAAATGTAGCAAATTGGTCAGAGCAACAATTAAATGCTGCTTTAGCAGCAGGATTTAGTGCTGGAAAAGCAGCTGTTGAAAGTGGAGATATCATATCAGGAACTGCTGAAGCGGGAATGAAAGTAATTCAAGGAGCTACAAAGGCATTTACAACTGGTACTGGTCAACAAGCAACATCAACACTATTTTCTAAATTAGCAATAGGAGCTCTTACTGGGCAAGATGTTGAATTTGGGCAACTACTTTCAAGGGCGACAGGTTCAGTGGTAAATCCAAATGTTGAATTATTATTTCAGGGTGTAAATATAAGATCTCCTTACATGTTAACTTTTGATTTAGTTCCAAGAACCCAATCTGAAGGAGAAGAAATTAAAAATATTATTAAATCATTTAAACAAGCAATGTCACCTAAAAAAGGATCAGGTTTAAATTCTGGTGCATTTTTTGTAAAGGCGCCAGATGTATTTCAAGTGGAATATAGGACAGGATCTGGTCCGCACAAATTTTTAAACAAATTTAAAACTTCTGCACTTACAAATATGAGTGTAAATTATACTGGTGCTGGTCCATACTCAACATACAGTGATACAACACCTGTTCATATGATATTATCACTTCAGTTCCAAGAACTTACACCAGTCTGGTATGAAGATTATGATAGAATTGAAGGAGTTGGATACTGATGACTTACTTCAGAGAATTACCTAACATACAATATCAATCATTTTTATCAGATAAGCAATCCTCACAAGATTACTTACTTGTAAAAAATATTTTTAGAAGGTGTAAAATAAGAGATGACTTAAATAATATCCTAACATTATTCAACAAATATACAATAAAAGATGGATATAGACCAGAATTAGTTGCTTTGGAAGTTTATGGAAGTGTAGAGTATGAATGGGTTGTTATAATAACTTCCGGTATTACAAATATAAGAGATCAGTGGCCTTTATCAAATAAAGACTTACTTGATTACTGTGAAAGATTATATGGAGATACGTTGTATGATATACACCACTACGAAACAGTAGAAATTAGAGATGATAAAGATAGATTAATTTTACCTGCAGGAAATATAGTCAATCCAGATTTTAAAATTTCTTATTATGATAGTTTTGGAGCACTTTATACAAATAACACTCTCTTAAAAACATATTCAGTAACATCTACAGAAGAAGCAAATATTGGGAGTTCTCAAATACCAATAAGAACATTTAAATCTGGAATATCAGTTGGGGATTTTCTTTTTAATGGAGAAGATAAAATTAAAGTAACCTCAATAAATCTCCAAAGTATAAACTTAGAATCTGAAATTTCAGTAAATATTTCTACAGGTGATAATCTTGTTTTTGATAGAAATTTTGTAAGTACAATAGAAAATCCGGTGATAGGAATAAGTAATTATGAATATGAAATTAAAAAAAATAATGATAAAAGTTTGATTTATATCTTAAAACCAGAGTACTTGAAAGAAATTTTAAAGGATATTAGAAGAGAACTGTTTTATGATGAATCATCTCAATATATTGATTCTCAAACAATTAAAACTGAAAATACAAGAAATACTTTACCATAAGAGTTTCAACTTCTTATCAAAAACCATCACATAACGGTGCTTGCGGGAGCGGTCTCTCCATTCCCCCTCAGTACCTTTTACTTTTCCACGAGAGTGCTTAGTTCCGTCAGCATAGTAGAAATCTTTTTTTGAATCTGTGAGACCCACATACTTAAAGTTACAAGCGCGATAGATTGTGCCAGAATGAAAATCACTATCAGCGTAAGAGATGATTGCTTTAACTTCAGTATCCTTTCGTAACTGTTTAATCGCTCTTGAAACGAACCAAGAAGTGATATTATACTCTCCTTGTTGGGTGTCAGGATGTATGCAAAGTCTTGAAAGTTCAAAGAGTCCTTCTTGCTCATTTCGTTCTAATCCAAATGCACCTTTTGCAATTTCGGGAACTGGTAGTCCAGTAAAAATACAGACTCCCTGAATACCACCAATATTCAAAGGACTGAACTTATTCTTCTTAAAAAGTCCGTAATTATATCCAGACTTAAATCCTTTTGAAATGTCTTTGAGATAATGGTATTCTAGGAGTAGTTCTTCTGCTTGTTTTTTAGAAATCTTATCGATATAATAATCAGATTTCATAAAAAAAGAGGGGAGATCTCGCTCCCCTCAGTATAGCACCTAATCAGTCT